CCACAAATAATACATAGTATTTTTCTACAAAGTGCGTTAATATAAGATAAAACCCACAGGTACCCTAAGGGTCCCCCGGAGCTACAATGGAAGCACAAGAAGTAACCGCAAAACGATTAAAGCTTGAATTAAGACTAGAGCAGTTAAAAAAGATTGATTATTCAAAAAATAATTTTTTGTATTTCGTAAAACAAATGTGGCCTGAATTTATTGCAGGAGCGCATCATAAGATCATAGCAGACAAGCTTGAGGGCATAGCAACGGGTGAATTAAAAAGACTTATTGTCAATATGCCTCCGCGACACACGAAATCTGAGTTTGCCAGCTATCTCTTTCCAGCGTGGATGATAGGCCGTAAGCCTACGATGAAAATTATACAAGCAACACATACGACAGAACTTGCAGTAAGTTTTGGCCGTAAGGTTAAAAACCTTTTGGAACGTGACGACTACAAAGAAATATTTCCTGACGCTAATTTATCTGCTGACAGTAAAGCATCAGGGCGTTGGGATACAAAAGCAGGCGGTATGTATTACGCCGTGGGCGTTGGATCAAACCTAGCGGGTCGTGGTGGCGATCTTATTGTTATTGATGATCCACACTCGGAACAGACAGCCATGTCTAATTCTGGTTTTGAAGATGCATGGGAGTGGTATACGGGGGGTCCCCGACAGAGATTACAGCCCGGTGGTGCTATTGTTCTTGTACAGACAAGATGGTCACAGAAAGATATGACAGGACAGTTGATTAAATCTATGGCTAAGGATCCCCTAGCTGATCAATGGGAAGTCATAGAGCTACCAGCCATTATGCCCAGCGGTTCTGCCTGCTGGCCAGAGTATTGGTCTTTACCAGATCTTGAATCTGTAAAAGCGTCAATACCACCGTCCAAATGGAATGCACAGTATCAGCAAAACCCTACAGGTGAGGACAACGCTATCATTCCACGCAGCTGGTGGAAACGATGGAAAAAGAAAAACGTACCTGATTTAAAATATGTCATACAAAGTTACGATACGGCATTCACGAAACGCGAAACATCAGACTATTCTGCCATTACAACTTGGGGTGTATTCTCACCAGAAGAAGGTGGACCACCAGGATTAATACTATTGGACAGTAAAAAGGGACGTTGGGACTTTCCGGAACTCAAAGGTATTGCGTTAGAAGAATATGAGTATTGGGACCCCGACACTGTAATCGTGGAAGCAAAAGCAAGTGGGCTGCCTTTGACACACGAACTACGGAACACGGGTATCCCTGTCGTAAACTTTACGCCTTCTAAAGGTAATGATAAGGTATCGCGTGTACATTCGGTATCACCTTTGTTTGAAGCCGGTATGGTATGGGCCCCCGAAGAGACGTTTGCAGACGAGATGATAGAAGAGGTTGCAGCTTTTCCAAATGGAGAGTATGATGACCTTGTGGATAGTATGACACAGGCCTTGATGAGATATAGACAAGGCAACTTTGTAAACCTGCCATCGGATGATTGGGGAGATGAAGAATTGAAAGAAACAAGGATAAGGGCTTATTATGGATGATTTTATGAAATTAATCCAGTGGATTAACGGTGAGCCTTTTGCTGTTGGTCTACATAGAAAGAAGTTTTTGGTTGGCGGATTTGAAAACCTTGCTGATGTAGAAAGACAAGCTTTAATGTATGAAAGAGACTGGCATGAACGCTATGGTCTTAAAGGTGACCAGTACATTATGAAATTTCAAGAAGGCGGTCCCGTGCAAGGTGGAGTGGCTTCTTTAGGCACAGATCAATTTGACATAGAAAAAATTTTGTTAAATTCAATAAACAAGTTAGGTTATGTTCCTAATTTTGTAAAAAGAGCCTTTAATAAAAATAGTCCTGTATTAGACACGGAACAAGGTCCGGCAACTGTTCGTATGTTTCAAGAAGATAATTATGCTTTTCCTAGTATATTTCCTTTAGAAACACCCATGGGTCGGGTATTGACCCAGCTAAGACCTCAAGCCGCAAGCAACAGGGCTTTTAGAGAAGGGGAATATTTAGAGTTTGATTCTGAAGATCAAGCTAAATTTTTTGCAGAAAATTTTACAAATATGTTACCGGAGAGATAAACATGGATGAAGAACAATTATTAAAAGCAGATGGGTTTGACGAAGCAGTTTTAGGCGTTGGCCGAAGGTGCGGACAACCTGATCTGTTAGTGTACGATTATCAGAAATGTTGCGAAGTGCTTGTGAAACGTGATAAGATGACGTATGAAGAAGCAGAAGAGTTTATGGAATATAATGTCGTTGGTGCGTGGGTCGGGGATAAAACACCTGTCTTCGTTAATACTGACAAAGAAGAGATAACCGAACTTTATGACTTATCAGAGGTAAAATTAAATGGCTAAACCACCAGTTAGTTTGATGGACAGAAATGTCCCAACACAACTTGATCCGGAAGATCTAGAAGCAGAAATAGAGTTAGAGCTTCCCGGAGCATTACAGCCAAAAGAGGTTGGTGAAATAGAAGTTGAGATGGAAGACGATGGTGGAGCTGTCATTGATTTTGACCCGGAAGCCACGGCTGCCGAATCAACACCACAGGATTTTTACAGTAATTTAGCAGAAAGTATGTCTGATCAGGAGCTTAGTCGTTTAGCTGGTGAGCTTATGTCAGAGTACGAAGCAAACAAAAGCAGCCGTCAGGAATGGGAAGATGCTTTTGCAAATGGTCTGGAGCTTCTTGGTTTTAACTATAGTGAGAGATCAGAACCGTTTAACGGTGCAACAGGTGTAACACATCCACTACTCGCAGAAGCTGCCGTGCAGTTTCAGGCACAGGCCTTTAACGAGTTACTACCGGCAGGTGGTCCTGTAAGAACAAGTATTGTTGGAGCTGCTACAAGGGAAACAGAAGATCAGTCACAGCGTGTAAAAGATTTTATGAACTATTACATCACAAACGTAATGGAGGAGTATACACCTGAGTTTGACCAGATGCTATTCTATTTACCATTAGCAGGTTCTACATTCAAGAAGGTTTACTATGACGGGTCCCTTGACAGGGCGGTAAGTAAGTTTGTACCAGCAGAAAATCTTATTGTGCCATACGAAGCAAATGATTTGGAAACCTGTCCTAATATTACACATGTAGTAAAAATAAATTTAAACGAACTTAAAAAACAGCAGGTATCGGGTTTCTATTTGGATATACCTGTATTGCCGCAACAGGGTGAAAGCAGTTCTCTGTCGCAGGAAATAAATGAGTTAAGCGGTATTGAGCCGTCACAGATAGATTATGACTGTACCTTGCTTGAGTGTCATGTTGATTTAGACCTTGAAGGCTATGAAGACATGGGACAGGATGGTGAACCGACAGGAATAAAAATACCGTATATTGTAACGATTAGTCAGGACAACGGTGAGATACTGGCTATTCGTAGAAACTTTGCCGAAGCTGATAAACAAAAGAAAAAGATACAATATTTTGTACACTATAAATTTTTACCGGGCTTTGGCTTTTATGGTTTAGGTCTGATACATACTATTGGCGGCTTATCAAGAACAGCGACTGCCGCATTGAGACAGTTGATTGATGCAGGTACGTTATCTAATCTACCGGCAGGTTTCAAGGCCCGTGGCCTACGGATCAGGGACGATGAGGAACCTATACAGCCCGGAGAGTTTCGTGATGTAGATGCACCTGGTGGTGCTATAAAAGATTCTCTTATGCCCTTACCATTTAGGGGGCCTGACCAAACATTATTTCAATTATTAGGTTTTGTTGTTCAAGCAGGACAACGATTCGCAACAATTACAGATTTAAAAGTAGGAGATGGTAATCAGCAGGCAGCCGTGGGTACAACCATAGCAATGATGGAACAGGGCTCACGGGTCATGTCAGCTGTACATAAACGCTTGCATTATGCGATGCGTATGGAATTTAAACTACTATCAAAAGTTATGGCGGATAGCTTGCCTCCGGAGTACCCTTATGCAATAGAGGGTGCTGAAGCAAGTATAAAAGCACAGGATTTTGATGATCGCGTTGACATTATTCCTGTGTCCAATCCAAACGTCTTTAGTCAGGCACAGCGTATAGCTCTTGCCCAAACACAAATGCAGTTAGCGGGTCAGGCACCTGAGATGCATAATATGTACGAAGTTTTCAGGGATATGTATGAAGCTTTGGGAGTTAGAAATATTGATAAATATTTAAAACCGCCATCTAACGAACAACCGGTGGCTAAGGACCCAGCACAGGAGAATATCGATGCAATTGATCAAACCCCCCTTGTGGCCTTTCAAGGCCAAAACCATCAAGCGCATATCATGGCA